TCACTTAACGCATGATCGTCGCTTGTATGGTGACGTTGATGCGGAACGTGACACACTGGTATTCGGGCCTAAAGCTGACCCAAATTATGTGTGTCCCTTTAGTTGGCAGGATCACCAGATATGGTAGATAAAAAATATCTGAATGGTATAGCCATTGATTGCAAGCACGATGGTTCTACCTACTCACAATTTTGGATGGGTAGAACCGAAAAGGTTTGTAGTGATTGCTTCGAGGTGATGTGGCATGAAGACAAGCCAATGACTTTGCGCGATGAGCGCGGCAATATCTTGTTAACCTTTGATAAATAAGGGATTGGTGTGAGGAAGGAAAAGAGAAATGGACAAATACGAAAGAAAAATAATCCGCGCAACGTGGGATTTGATCGAGGCGAGTTACGAGATGGGTGAGGATGTTTGGCAATTCGACGAATATATGGAAGATTCGGCAAGGGAAATTGCTGTCTACTTTGATCTTCCGTACCTATCCGTTAAGGAAGATTTAGGTTACGCCTATCTAAGACAGGTAAGGTCTATGGATGACACGCTCGCAGGTATCAGAAAGAAGAAGTAAGAAAGGAAAAATAATAATGAAATACTGCAAAGCAGAAGACTTCCATCTGTCTGTCGAAGATAAGATAGATGAATGGTGGACAGTCTTCAAACACTCGCTGGACGACAGACAACTGTTGCTTATGACGGCACAGGATGTCGTCGATCTTTACTGGGAACATCTACTTAACCAAGACTGAAAGGAAAATGACGACTAGTCAAGAATTAAAATATTAAGGAAAAGGAGACCAACTGATGAGTGAATACGAAGTAACGGTATACCGTACCGTGCAGCAAGCTACTGTGGTTACGGTAAATAGCGACCGGCCCTTAACAGATACAGAGAAAGACTTTATTCGTATGGAAGCGGAGGATGAAGCAGCAGTACTTAATGATCACGATTGGGACGATCTTGACGTACAGATTCAATACGACGACACGCAAGTGAAGGAAAAATAAGCGATGACGAGACAAGAATTAAAAATATTATGGCAAGATAAATTGTCTGACGTATCGTGGGAAACGGTAAAGCGATGCCAATTTCACGAGAAAGTTAACGATGATCCTGACAAATTGGTAAAGTTTGTTAGGTCTATTGTGCATAATCGTAACAACAGAAACAAGGAAAACATTTGAATTTACCAGTAAACTGAAACAAGGAAACAAGAGATGCCAAAAGACGATTGTTTTGGTTGTCGGTTAACTGTACTGCTAATGGTTTGCACGGCAGTATGCGTTTTAATTTACATCAGCTACTATGGAGTGTGAAATGTTGGATTCAGTATTAAAGAACTACCCGCGTGAATACTCGAAGCGGGCAGACGGTAAGATCAACGTGTGGGTTCAAGTTAATGAGCTTCACATGCCGTGGTTTGACCACAAGGAATACCGTGATGTAATAGAGGATCGAAGCGGATTCAATTTCGACTACCGAAAATGGATCATAGTAGATGTACTTGAAAGGATGCCAAACAATGACAAGTAGGGAACTAGCATGGGAAAATTCCTTGCTGGATAAGATAGACGCTCTCATGGAAAAGGGTCTAAGCGAAAGTGCGGCAGTGTCTGTCGCAGTATCGGAAGAGATTGAACCCTGTGACTACGACTACAACGAGGATTAAATTACTATGGAAAAGATAGTAGACTTATTCCGCTGGTGTTCTGATATTGGTATGTATGCAAGCGACAGGCCAATCAATGATACGGTAAACCATACTGGATCATGTGATCACAGAACATCTTTCTGTGATGATACTTGTTACAATGTAAAATTGTACAAGTTATATCCTAACATGGCGAAGCGCGATGATAGGTGCGAGACAGAATGGCAAGCTCTCAACGAAACCAATATGTCTTTGGTTCCTAAATATTTTTCTAGGAAACGTAAGCAAACCAAACGCATACGTCTCAAAACACGCGGCGAAGCAATCAAAGATATTGCTGATGTTTACCGTGTTAAAGCAATGGTACAATCTATGCCTAACACAACATGGTGGATGCCAACGAGAGCGTGGCGAGACCCTATGCTCAAAGAGTTAATACAGATTGAGCTATTCCCATTAGATAATATTGCAGTCAACGCTAGTCTTGATCCAAGCAACACTAGCGATGAGTGGAGTATGTTAGAACGGGATGGCTGGAACATCATGTTCTTTGGTGATGATGCCTTGACGCACAGTCCAGCAACAGGCAAGCGTGTCTTCAAATGTCCTAAGACACACAAGAAATTAACAGGGCATTGTGGCGAAGACTGCAAAGCAGGTTGCTTTAGTCAGACAACTATTAATCGACAGCAGGTAGTACACCTGTCAAAACACTAGAAGGATATGAGTAATGGGTGAAAGCCTAACATTTACTTGGAATGAAGGACTGGGTGAAGCTCGTCCTTCTCCCACAACTCGCCGCCGTTTAGCTGAATGGCATCGAACTGTAAACGAAGAAGAAATAGAAGATTACACTGCCGTAGAAATATACTACCTAGACTTTCTCCAAGATGTTATTGGTGAACTTACATACGAATACAACACCATCTTGGAAGAGTCTTTTAAGACATCTGCCTTGCGAAAGAAGATGTCAAACAACTTAACCCCAATCTTAGATAAGGAATAGAACCATGAAGAACTACAACCTGACCGCCGCCGACGTTTCCGCAGCAACTAATCTTACTGTTGGAGCAGTGTATAATGCCAAGCAAAAGGGACTGCTCAAGTCCATCAAGCATAAGTCTAACATCTTCTTTGCGGAAGAGGATGTCAAAGAGTGGAGGGACAACACAAGGAAGTATAACTATCAGACTGTCTCGCCCATTGGTGGAGGGTATGCCGACTATCGTACTGATGAGATCAACGAATTGCTGGGCAGGAATGTTCGGTTAGGGCACTGGACAGACTTTGGTTTTGCTATTAAACTTCAAGCCCGTAGGGATCAAGACAACGGCAAGTCTGATCTTAACCTAAAACAAACGATGCGGCGCAACGCTTTGGAATGTCTCCGCGTCCTTGACAACACCTTGGAGATGTAGTAATGATGACCTACATGGAATGGTGCCGTGATCTGGAGAGGCAGTACGAAAGGATGCCACAATGGTATTGGAACCATACCAAATCTAAGAAAGTCTATGAAAGATATATCCAACATTACGAGGAGATATATGACAACCCAGACCCCAACGAATAAACCTACGGCAGTTATTGTTTCTGTGCAGGAGTTCTGGAATCGTAAGGTAGAGAGGGTCAAAACTCTCTACGCTTACGGTGCTATAACAGAAGATAAATTTATCTATGAGATGGTAAATTTAGGCTTTACTCAGAAACAAATAACTGATATGTATGATAATGACGAAGATTAACCTTAAAGGAGACTAAGGCATGATGAGCTTTATAGAAGATAAGTTTGATACCACGACGGTAAATGGAGTGGACCGGCTGTCTACAACGGAGGGCAGGGATATCTTTTTCCCTGTCTTTGAACAGGATGTAGTAGGTATCACTACTGGTCTTGTTCCTCAAAACTACAAGATGCTGTCACGCGGAGATGGTTTCTCTGAACAAGACCATTGCCTCGGTATAGTAGGAAAGAACTATAGGGTAGTAGAGAACCAAGAGATTCTCATGCCTCTTCAAGAACAGATGATCAACTACTTCGATCCTACTGTCCTTGATGATGTAGTAATCAAGGATCACATTACTCGTAATGGTGCGACGTGTTTTGCAGAATATATCTTACCTGCTTTTAGCAGGGAAGTAGAAACCAACACAGGACATAAGACTAAGTTTGGTCTTAGGTTTATTATGAAGAATGCTTTTAATAGTTCTTCTAGTGTTGTGTTCTATGCTGGTGACATTGACTTCTTCTGTACCAATGGTCAGATCAATGGTGTGTATGATGTTACTCGACGCAAGCACACAAGAAATTTTGCTGTCGATGGGTTCATTGAAGCATTTGAAATGTCCCTTGAGCGACACAAGGATACCGTTGAGAAGTACCAGCAATGGGCTGACTCCCACATCTATGACAGCAAGAAAGTCCTTAACCTTTTCCGTAAACTGACATCAGGTACGACCGATGATCCCAAGCGGACCAACGTACTGTCTGACCGTCTATTCGCACAGTACATTGATGAGGTGAAGGAACGTGGCAGTAATGTCTTCTCTGTTGTATCTTCATTGAGTAACTACAGCAGTCACGGTGATGAGGATACAAGGTTCAGCTTGACTCGTAGCGGAGATGATGGTACACTACTCAAGCGTCAAGAACAGGTCAGTAAATGGCTTAATAGCAAGGTGTTCGCTGACTTCCTTGAGGCAGCTTAACAACACAACAAGAAAGGACTACCATAATGGTTTACAAGTATAGAAATCATACTGATATCCCCGGCTACATGAAGTCTTATCTACTTACTGTGTCTCATGCACCATTCATTGAGGCTATCCCAGTTAGTCAGATTAACGACTACCTTAATGGTGTAGAAGAGTGGGAGACTGAGCAATATCCTGAAAGTATTTCTCGGTTAAATAGAGTCCATTAGTTGTAAGCAAGGAAGTGGGCTTAGTAAATTCAAGAAAGAAAAAACTAAGTCCACTTCCAATACCTTAAATCCACATTAATCTCTTTTTATCTTGTTTAAGTACGAAAAAATCTCTTTGGAAGCACAAAAAAGAAAATTAAAATGAAAAAAATTACACCCACCCACACTGTAGATTGGTATATTAAATGGGTATCAACTATTGTTCTTATCTTTGGTATGATCCTTACATCCAATAATTTATACCCTTTCAATCTATTTGTTCATTCATTAGGGTTGTTTGGTTGGTTGATCGTAGCTATAATTTGGAATGACAGGGCATTGATAATTATTAATTCTGTGTCTTGTGCATTGCTTGTTAATGGAATAGTAAAGTACACAGTAACTTAACAACTAAGGATTAAATCAATGATGATCAAAAGTAAATTTGTTTTGGATGATGTAGGAGTTCAGCTTGAGACACGGGATGAGGGTTTGTATGTATCCTTTTATCTTGATGCAGAGTACGGAGTTAAACCTATCTGTAAAGTTCTGATGAGTGATCTTGTTTCTGAATACATAGGGAGCAATCACAAAAAAGAAGGACAAGCTTTTGAATATGCAGAAGGGGTTATGCTATTCAATGCAGAACAACTGATGTATGAATTTGACTTTATTGCCAGTGAGTTACAGGACATAATTAATAAAGCATCTTCAGAAAAGAAATGTAATTCTAATATAGAAAGTATGGATGATGTCTTCCCTGACTCTGGATTCGGGGATGACTTTTAGTATGTTAAGAGATGACCTAGAAGAATTTATATTAAAGGACATATCCCCATCTGAAGCACCATTAATAGATGCTCTTAAACTTAGAACAGCACTAAGAAATATATTAGATGGTGATAAAGTATACAACGATGGTGATTTAAAAGTAGATAGTAATGAAGTAAAAGATGATAGCTATGAAGTAATGTTAGCTAAGAAAGAAATAGCTACACTTACTTCTCAACTATATAATGAGTATAAGAAAGTAAAACAATTAACTGAGGAAGTAAAGTACCTTGAAGGAAAGTTATCAAGAGTAGAGCAGGAATTAGAAAGTATCTCTAACAGGTTGTTAAACAGATAGCTCTCGTAGCTCAACTGGATAGAGCAATAGACTTCTAATCTATAGGTTGTAGGTTCGAGTCCTACCGAGAGCGCCACCTTACGGACCCGTAGTTCAGTTGGTAAGAACGAACCGCTCATAACGGTTATGTCGTAGGTTCAAGTCCTACCGGGTCCACCAAAGTACTCGTATGGTATGTCAGCGTTCGGCGACATATTAACATTGTCATCGAACGGCGACATCCAGAAAAGTCGTTGAACGAGCGGGCGTGGCGGAATTGGTAGACGCTACAGACTTAAAATCTGTTGCCGATTAAGGCGTGCGGGTTCAAGTCCCGCCGCCCGCACCAAAAAAAAGGAGAAGTACGATGAAAATTAAAATAATTGATCCTCCTTCTGGCTGGAAGTATGGTTTTCCTAAACCTATTCCATATGATGTGGAAAATGTATTTGAGTGGCTAGTGGAGAACGGTTATCCACAAAAAGAAATAGATGCATGTGGTGATCGTTTTTATTGTCGATATTGGGAGCGGAAGGAAGAATAATGTCTAAAGATTACGTTGTAGTAACTTGTATCTCATCTTATAGGATTCGTTACGTTATGCACAAAGATGATCTGCAAAAGTTAAATCCAGATGAACCGTGTAATCCTATTGAATGGACAAAGGATACCGTTACCTGTGAAGAGTGCGAAGAATTCTCTCAACAATATATGGGCGAGTATATAGTAGACACTGATCTCATTAATGAAGAAGAGATGCTCGTGATGTTTGATCAGGAAAATAACTACTTGAAAGAATGGCCCAAAGAACAAAAGATCGAATGGGTTAGGGGGCGAATATGAAAACGATTACACTCATAGTTGAAGATTGTGACCAAATTGTGATTGATGAGTTGAAAGATTCTTATCATATGTGCAATCAGTTTGATAGGGTAGACTGTTCAGATGACGTTCTTGAGCCAGACTATGAACTACTCAAGGCAATTCAAACTGTGCTTGCATACTATATGCCACATGAGGATTATAAAGAATGGAGGAAAATGAATCCAATGGTGAAAGAAGATGACTGATATGATGGATTATTATGAAGAAGTACTGCTCCTTCGTAAGAAGCTAGAAAAGTTTGAAAAGTTAGATAGACTAATCAAACACGAACACCCTGATAATTCTGGTTATTTCTTTATCTGCGGAGAAGCGGGTAAGAAAGATAGCATGGGTTTACCAGAAAAAATTCTGGTTTGTCCCGCATATGGACTAGATGGTTTTGCAACTTATAAGAAAGACAAGGACTATTCTGCTCCGAGTTGGTGAATAGGATAATAAAGATGTCTTGGATAGTTAATGTCACCTTCATATTATATTAACCCGCAATAAAGTAATATGAAGGCGACATTATTTAAGGACGAATAAGTAATGATAACAAAGACTGAAATCATAGTGTGTCTTATAGGTATTGTTATGATTGTTTCTTTCTTATTGACACAGTAAAAAGGAGAAAAGTATGTACGACTATGTTGAGGAAGAACTAATTCAAGAAGCAGTATTATATTGGATGGAAGATTGGCCTGTTGAAGCATTAAAGAGCCACCTTCCAGTAGGTACAAAATTTAATAAGAATTGGTCAGAGGAAGACTTGAAAGATATAGTTTTTGAAGATAAAGTACATTACTTCCTGAACGAAGCAACAGACCAAGAGGTAGAAATGTTGGTTGACCTCTATCACGGAATAGCTAGTTATTAAAACGAAGGGAAGGAATATGAAAGCAGAATTAATAAGTTATTCTGGTGATGATTTAACTGTAGTTAATTCAGCCAGAGTATCCTTCGATAAAGAATCTATCTGGGAAAAAGATATACCTGCTACAGGTCTGAAAGAACTAAAGGAATCAGATGTAAAACTAATTAACTACTTATCAAAACATAATCACTTTACACCATTCACTCATTGTAGTATAACTCTACGAGAAGAGGTTCCTATTTTTGTGGCTAGACAAAGGTTCAAACATATGGTAGGGTTCTCTTACAATGAGGTATCGCGAAGATACATTGATAGTCCACCAGAATTTTATGAGCCAACGGAATGGCGTCGAAGAGCATCGAATGCAAAACAAGGTAGTAGTAATGAGACTGTCAATATCAATAAAGGTTCTTACATGAATGAATACCAGAAGGCATTGAAGACTTGTGAGTGGACATATAATCACCTATTAAGATTAGGTGTGTGTCCAGAGCAAGCAAGAATGGTATTGCCTCAAAGCATGTACACCAGCTATTATGTTACTGGTTCTCTATACGCTTTTGCTAGAGCCTACAATTTGAGGAGTGATCCTCACGCACAGAAGGAGATACAATACTTAGCTTCCCTTTGGGATAAAATAATTAATGTATTGTATCCTGCTTCTTGGAATGCTTTAATCAACAAGGAAAAGGAACAATGATTTATAATGAAATATCTTTAAATGGTTTATACTTAGCCATCTATACAGACGAGAACGGAATACAAAGTTTTGAAATTAAAAAGACAGATTCAATAGATGATTCCTTATCCTTGTCTCTACATAATATCCACAGGGAGAAGGTGGAAGAATAATGAAAAACCTATGGGAGAAGGACAGAAAAATTATTTTCAGAGAACTGTTGACAACCTATATGCAAGAGGGTTACAACAGGAAGGAAGCCAAGAAATTGGCAGCGCAGGAGACAGATGAAATCATGTCTGGTGACATGGCATTTGTCAATGAAATATTGGATAACCAAGATGAGCAAAGTAATTAAGAACCGTGACCCTAACTGGAGATGGCGACACGCTCTGGGTCACAAGGTAGTTGTGTCCAAGAAAAAGTATAACAGAAAGAAGGACAAGCCTATAAAGAAAACTATCTATGGAGAATCAAAAGATGTACAAGATAATTAGAGGTTCAAATAGAACAGCTAAGAATTGGTCTGTTGGTTTTATTTTTGACGAAGGCACTAGACAGGAGATGCGAGATGAGCTATGTTCATTAGGAAATCTAATGAGTCACCTCAAATACGATAACAAGTTTAAGAGTAAAGATAGATTGATTGTTAAAATATCCCCTCGTAAAACCCTTGAATATAAAATCGTAAAGGATTAATATTATGATTACCACTAACATCCATCAAGTAACTAACGTAAAAATCGAAGATAGCTACCTGCCTACATCTGAAACTCATTACACTACCATTACCATCGATACTGAAAGCGGAGAACGAGCGACCTTCACTTTATTTGCTAACGGTACAGACAAGGCCGAGTTCACATATGTAAATGAAGGAGATGAATAATATGATTACGCTTTCTAAATACAGATGGAAGGACAAAGAACGTACCCTAGAAGACATCGTAGAAGATTATGTTTCTTCTGTGTCTTGTGCTTATCAACAGATGGATGAACACAACGGAGATATTTTTATATCTGATTTACAAAATCTATTAAGAGAGTTCTATAGTTTACAAAGTGTTTCTGATCAAATCAAAACAAAAGATAAAGGTAAACCTATACCGTCGAGGTACTAAATGTACAAGCAGCATCAAGAACACCATGATGTAACAAAGGTAATCAAGCAAGGACCATGCCCAGACTGCTCATCAAGTGACGCATATACCATCTACTCTGATGGGCATTCTTGGTGCTTCTCTTGCTCCACCTATCATCGTAACACAAGCAGTCTGACCGAAGGAGACTTTAGATCAATGCAGCTTCAACAACCAAGGACTACGGTGAAGCCCATGACGAACACTAACAACTCTGTATCTTCAGCTATTGCTGACAGAAAGATCACTCACAATACCTGTAAGAAGTATAATGTTACAGTAGAATTAGATAACTCTAATAAGATTATCAAACATCATTACCCTTACTACGATAAGAATAACAATCATATATCTACTAAGGTAAGGATATGTGATACCAAGGTTATGTTCTCTCAACCAGAGGGAACCCTTAACAAAGCTGTTCTCTTTGGGCAGACCCTGTTCTCTGGTGGTGGTAAGTACATCACCGTCTGCGAAGGAGAGCTAGATGCTATGTCTGCCTACGAAATGTTAGGTTCTAAATGGCCTGTTGTTTCTGTTAACTCTGGCGCACAATCTGCATACAAAAACTGCAAGGCAAACCTAGAGTATTTGAATACGTTTGATAACGTAGTACTCTGCTTTGATTCTGACGACGCAGGGAAGTCAGCAGCACAGAAGGTTGCTTCTCTGTTTGAACCTAACAAGTGCAAGATCGTCAACATGTCTACCTTCAAGGATGCTAACGAGTATCTGATGAAGGGTAAGCGTGAAGACTTTTCTACTGCTTGGTGGAATGCGAAGCAGTATACGCCAGCAGGTATCCTTAACCTTGCTGACATGGGCGAAGCTCTTTATGAAGAAGGACATTACAAGACCTGTCTCTATCCCTTCGCTGGTCTTAACGACAAGCTCTATGGTATGCGTACTGGTGAGCTAGTGACATTCACTGCGGGTACAGGCACGGGCAAGTCCAGTGTCATGCGAGAGATGATGCACTTTGTATTGAAGAATACCACAGAGAATATCGGTGTCATTTCTTTGGAAGAGAATGTACGCAGCACTATCTTCCATCTCATGTCAGTCGAAGCTAATGCCAGACTGTACATCAGGGAGGTCAGGGATGAGTTCTCTCGCGACGATCTTGTGGCGTGGCAAGATGCTACTGTAGGTACGAGAAGGTTCTATGCCTTCGATCACTTTGGTTCTATGCGTACAGATGAAATCCTTAGTCGCATCAGGTACATGATCAAGGCACTGGATTGTAAGTGGATATTCCTTGATCATCTATCTATCCTAGTGTCTGGGTTAGAAGGAGAGGATGAGCGAAGGAACATCGACAACCTAATGACTAAGCTGCGTAGCATCACAGAAGAATGTAACGTAGCCCTGCTGCTGGTGTCTCACCTACGACGCACTGGTGCAGACAAGGGGCATGAAGATGGTAAGGAGGTAAGCTTGGCTCATCTCAGGGGTAGCCAGAGCATAGCGCAACTGTCTGATGCAGTGGTAGCTATGGAAAGGGATCAACAATCTGATGACGAGAACATCTCCAACACTACTACAATCCGAGTCTTGAAGAACCGTTACAGTGGAGAGACAGGCGTAGCTTGTCACCTGTTCTTTAACAAGGATACTGGACGGTTAAGCGAAGTCCAGAGTCTAGGTGACAATCCTGATGGTGATGACGGTGAAGGAGATATTGTTCTATGATAAAGGAGCTTGAAAAGAATGTCGAAATATAGTATACATCCTTCATGGTTAAACCCTGACTACGAGTACCAACATGACGATGGCTTTGACGATAAGGAGTATCAACAATGCACAAACTGTGACGCTGTACTATACTTAGAAGATATTGAAATAGGTTTCTGTCCTGTATGTGACTTTGAATTAGTATCTTTATTGGAAGGTAAATGATAGAAGAGGTGCTTTAATATGGGAAGATATAGTATTGGATTTACTCCTCTTGATGAATTTTATAATGCAACATATATTTATGGAATGGCGTGTGTAAAGAAAAAACCTACAATAAAGTATGACAGAATGGTATTTACCTTAGAAAAATTTAGAGAGTATTTAGATTGGCGTTATAATTCAGATGCTATAGAGGAACAACTTGAATGGTTTAATATAAAAGAAGATTGCTAATGAATGTAGTTCTGGATATTGAGACAGATAGTTTAGATGCTACCGTTGTACATTGTATCGTAGCTAAAGACAGACAGACAGGTAAGGTATACTCTTGGAAAGAACAGGAGTGTTACACTGACTTCCCTCTATTCTGTAGTAAAGTAGACAAGTTTATAATGCACAACGGTATATCTTTTGACGCACCAGTTCTTAATAAACTACTAGGCACAAGGATAACTCTATCTCAATTAGAAGATACTTTAATATTATCCCAGTTAACAAACCCATCAAGAGATAAGGGACATTCCTTGAACGCTTGGGGTGAGCGACTGAACTTCTCTAAGATAGAGTTCAATGACTTTTCTTCTGGTGTATCAGACGAGATGATTGAGTACTGTAAACGTGACGTTGACTTGACTGAACGAGTATGGATTACTCTTCAACCAGATATTAAAAATATAAGTAGAGATTCTATTGAATTAGAATACAAGGTTAGAGCTTTAGTTGACCAACAAGAAAGGAATGGATTTACTCTTGATATACAGAAAGCAACTAGCCTTATTGCAAGGTTACAAGATAAGTCAGATACCCTTGAACAGGAAGTACGAGATAGATTTATACCTATTCCTGTTCCTGTTAAAGAAGTTACTCCTCGCTACAAGAAAGATGGTAGCCTGTCTACCGTTGGACTCAGACACATACAAGACTATACCACAGTATCAGGAGTACATACATCCATTGAGTACCAAACCTTCAACCTTGCCTCGCGTCAACAGATTGTTGAAAGGCTGAAGAAGTGTGGATGGGAACCAGATAAGTTTACGGAGAAGGGACACGCTATTGTAGATGAGAGCGTCTTGAAGAATGTAGATATACCTGAAGCACAGATGATTGCAGAGTATCTTACTCTAAAGAAACGTATAGCACAAGTGAAGTCTTGGTTAGAAGCAACGAAAGAGGATGGAAAAGTTCATGGACAAGTACTCACCTTACGAGCTATATCTGGAAGGATGGCGCATCATTCACCAAACATGGCTCAAGTTCCTGCAGTCTACTCACCTTATGGTAAAGAGTGTAGGGATTGCTGGACAGTTTCCAACAGCAGTAATGTTCTTGTTGGTTGTGATGCTAGTTCTCTTGAGTTAAGGGCATTAGCACACTATCTCAGTGACAAGAAGTTTACTGAGGAAGTAGTAGATGGTGACATACATACAGCAAATCAAAAGGCTGCTGGATTAGACACACGCGATCAAGCAAAGACATTCATCTATGCATTCATCTACGGTGCTGGCGCAGCTAAGATAGGTCAGGTAGTAGGTGGTGATGCAAAGAAAGGACAGGAGTTGATTGATTCCTTCTTGTCTAATACACCTTCTCTAAAAATATTCAGAGAGAGGGTTGACAGGGCTAGTCAAAGAGGCTACCTTATCGGCTTAGATGGTAGGCACCTTATGATAAGGAACAGACACGCTGCTGTTAACTTACTTATTCAAGGTGCTGGTGCAGTTATATGTAAACAGTGGTTAATTAATATTAATAAACTCTATAAAGAAAGGAAGGTTAAAGCATCTCTTGTAGCATCTATACATGACGAATACCAACATGAGGTATACAATCCACATGCTGAATTGTTTGGAGAACTAACAAAGAAAGCAATGAAACAAACAGAAAAGGATTTAAAAGTACTATGCCCACTAGGAAGCGAGTACAAGATAGGAAAGACTTGGGCGCAGACGCACTGATGAAGGAACTGGAAATCACTGAAGACATAGCTGCTGAAGCTGCAAGAATGTCTAAAGGTATGGGAGTACTCAAAGGTTCTTTTACGAAAGGTGCAGGAAATATTTATGGTGCTATTGGGGAACTGATAGTATCTAAATATCTCAATCGTCCTATTGAATCTACCTATGACTATGACATAGTTCTTTCTGATGGTAAGACTGTTGATGTTAAAACAAAAAGAACATCAGTCAAACCAAAGCTAGACTATGATTGTTCTATATCCAACTGGAATACTAAGCAGCGGTGCGATTACTATATTTTCTGTAGAGTTAAAAATGATTTTTCTGTTGGTTGGATACTAGGTTATTACGATAAGGATCAATACTTTAAAGATAGTGTCTTTATGAGGAAGGGAACCAGAGATAAATCCAACGGTTATCTAGTAAAGAGTGACTGTTACAACCTGAAGATTTCCTCCTTGAAAAATATAAATGATCTTATGTTCCAAGATGTTATCAACCAATCAAAAGAAAAATAAAAAATATTCTAAAGAGTGCTTGACTTAGCATTCGTAATAGTGCATAATTCGGAAACTAGAGAAAGGTTGCATGGTGCGACCTACACAAAGAAAGGTTTTACACATGGCTAATAACGTCCACATTATTTCTGGTAAGGCACATTGGGCAAGCGTCCTCGCTCCTAACACTACCTACGAACCAGTATACTCAATTGATCTTGAGTTGGACGACGACACTAAGAGTACAGTAGAAGGTCTTGGTTTAACTATCAAGAACAAGGGTGATGATCGCAATGATTTCGTCACCATCAAGCGTAAGCTTTATAAGAAGAACGGTGACGAGCGTCCTGCTCCTACCGTCAAAGACTCTGCCAATAATAACTGGGACGACCAGCTTATTGGTAACGGCAGTCAGGTCAATGTTAAGTTCTCTACATACGATTGGACTTATGCAGGTAAGTCTGGTGTAGGTGCAGACCTAATGGCTGTACAGGTTGTTGATCTTGTTCCTTATGGAAACAGTACTGACTTTGAATCCATTGATGATGGTTATGTAGTCAAGCCATCATCGTCCTCCAATCAACAGCAAGAAGAAGCAGTACCCTTTTAGTTAATAAGGTGTACACGGGGTTGCCAGTAAGATATGGGGCAACAAAACTGTCTGACAGGAGTGGAGAGGGACTGTCGGATGTAGGATACTGCACACTATAGAAAGGATGAATTAATGCGAAGTGGACAGAACAAACTTCTTACTGCACTGCGAAAGCGTATGCGAGTTACAAGAAAGACTGCAATTGAAAATGGTTGGGCAGAGAATGTAACTGCTGCGATCTCTAAGTTGCGTAAGAAGGGTTACGTTATCGAAGCTATCTCTGCTAAGACGCCAGAGGGTAAGAGCTATACTCGTTATCGTCTTGTCAGTGAGCCGCTACCTACAAAACAAGCTGCGTAGGTACAGCTATGGCAGGGACAGCGCAAAAGAAAACAATAGATACTTTAGTAGAGGATATTTATAGTCTCTTTACTAATAAGAAAGCTACGATATCTGCTGAAGATTTAAAGGAACTAGCAGCAGATGTTACTGAATGTGTTGTCTCTGCTATCAGTGAGGAAAGGAAGCCAAGCAGAAATCTAAGACTGTCTATGATAGGACAACCAGACAGGAAGATATGGTATTCTCTTAATGCTAAATATAACAACCCGTCCAATAAAGAAGAAGACAAAGAGAATGACCTATCTGGTTCAGACTATATCAAGTTTCTTTACGGAGATATTTTAGAATGTTTGCTTGTCTTTCTTTCCAAAACTGCAGGGCATAGCGTAACAGAAAGACAAAAAGAATTAGTGGTTAACAATGTAGTTGGTCATCAAGATGGTAAGGTTGATGATGTACTGGTAGACTTTAAGAGTGCATCTAGTTTTTCCTTTAAGAAATTTCAAAGCGGAAAGATATTCCAAGATGATCCTTTCGGTTACATCTCCCAGCTATCTGCTTATGCTCAAGCTAATGACGCTAAGGAAGCTGGCTTTGTAGTCATAGATAAAACGACAGGAGAGATTACATATTGCCCAGTACATCACATGGAAATGATCAATGCAGAATCTCGTATCGACAATATTAGACAAGCTATCAACGATAGGAATCCACCTGATCGTTGTTATGACGATGTTCCTGATGGTGCTTCTGGCAATCGTAAGCTTGATACCGGGTGTGTGTATTGTTCTTATAAGTTTGATTGTTGGAATGATGCCAACAACGGACAAGGACTACGAGCGTTCCAGTACTCAACCAATGTAAAGTATCTTACTGAAGTAGGGAAGACGCCCAATGTCCCAGAACTATAGATTTAGATCAGGAGCAGAGAGAACCGCTGCTGAATACCTAACCAGTAAAAATGTTGGGTTTGATTTTGAACCGCACTATATTCCTTACATGTGGATTGAACATAAAAAATACTTGCCTGATTTTGTTCTTGATGACACAGGTATTATTCTGGAAATTAAAGGAAGGTTCACCAGAGAAGACAGGAAGAAGCACCTTTTTCTGAGGGAAAGTAATCCTGAAGCAGATATTAGGTTTGTCTTCACTAACTCTAAGAACAAGATATATAAAGGGTCAAAGACTTCTTACGCTGACTGGTGTATCAAGAATGATTTTTTATTTTGTGATTTAAAGGATGGTATTCCAGAAGAATGGTTGTATGGTGAATAGCGTAGAGATTGGTAATGACTTTATCATTGAAATGGAACAGTTAGTAGAAACAAAAAAGACAGCACCAGAACAAGTTCTTTTTCTAACTGTAATTCTCCAAGCAATTTTAGATGCTACCAAGCCAGAGGAACAACGAGAGTCCAACGAAGCTAGGTTAGCAAGAGACAGTGCTAAAGCATGGTTCACTGCATCTGTTGGCGTTACAGCAGAAGACTTTGGAACTGTATGTGATTTAGCTGGAATAGATATTGACTATGCTAGGTCATTCGCCTATAAGGTTATTGAGTCTAAAGAAATAGATTATGTAAGGAAGAGAATCAATACTGTCATATCTTTTAAATAAGGAAGTTAGAATGTCGTTGCCTACTTTTAAGTTTGATGAAGATACTTATCTAGATGAGCTTCATCAGTACATTCAAGAAACATATACACAACACTACGCCAAAGGAAAACACCAAGCCTCTGAAGTTATTTTTGATAGCGGGTATG